GCATTTCCTCTTTTTCTTTGGTAGTGGGTACGAGAATCGAACTCGTATTACATGCGTGAGAGGCGTTTTTGTACACCATCTAAAACGCTTATAACTAATATCTTATAATATTTATAAAATCCATTTGCATCGAATTTGCATTAAAAAACGGTACTCATGCCCTTTCTTATAAATATCACCTCTTATATTTCATCTTTATCAAAGAACGTTTTCAATACAAAGTTAATCAATCAATCAGAAATAGCAAATATTATTTGTTTGAATTTAAGCTATCTGTTTCTAGTTTATCCGGCTAATAGAAAAAGTACTATTATGACAGATGAAGAACTAAGAGCATTTTGCTTAAAGCAAGCTATTCAAATCATTACTCACAAAGAACAGCCTCGAACCATAGGCTTTCAAAATACAGATAGTATATACTTATTTGAACTTACTGAAATCCTTTTAGAGTATATCAAAACAGGAAAACAAAATTATGTACCCGTTTACTTGAACTACTTCAAATAATCTTTTATTTCACGCTCTTCTGGGATATACCCCAGTTCTTTATTTTTTTTCAAAAGAATATTGGCAAGTTTAAAATAATCAGTAGGTGTTTCCGACCACTCCGAAAGAACATCTATTAGATTTTCCATATCTGTTGTTGTAGCCATACGAGAATCCGCTTCACGAGTGCCGTACGTGATGCCTGATAATTCTTTATGTGCAAGTAAAATGCAAATTAACTCTCTAATAGTTTTACTTATATCATTATCTTTTGGTAAAAAATCACCAAGAAATTTTTGAATATTTTGATAATAAAGGGTATATGATCTTTTAGGATCCTGTAGTGGTATATCTAATATTTCGCTTATTGCATTGGGGTTCTTTACTTGTCCGAACAAATCTTCTTGTGTTTGATTATTTGCTTCAATAATTTTATCTGCAGCACTGATTAGATCTTCTAATTTTTTCTTTGGTAATTCCATAATGTTAATTTATTTAGATTGCTCTTTTAAATAATTCAGTTTTCATTTTCTCAATAGCATTTTCTAATGATCTTTTTTCCACTGCATCGAATAGTATATTTCGTGTAGCAATATCAGAAGATATTAAATTATCACCATTGTTATATTTAGCAAATTCTTGAGCTTTTAATCTTCCATTTGGCAAAGACTCTAAATAGACTCCGTATATTATTGATGGAGATATATTTAATTCTTTTGCTAAAAGATGTACTTTAAATGGGAATGATATAATTTTCCGGAGTTTACTTTGTACAGAAGGATTAACCAAAACATCTAAAGCAAACTGATCCGCTCTATTCTCATTTAATAATAATTCAGGTGTTTCAGAGTTAGAAAGATGATAATCCATGCTTTCAAGCATCTCAAAATCATTTATTACATGATATAATTCATGTAATAAGTTAATCCAAAGTTTATGATACTGCTTATTCATATCTGTAATTATGATACATGGCTTCCCATTTAATATCATCGTTACACCGAAAGATTTAGTTCCAGATACATAAGATTGTGTTAACACGGTGATACCTAATTGAAATAGTACCAAAACAAATCTTTTGTAACCGTTAACTTCGTCTTGCGTAAACTCTGATGCTCGCTTTAGAAGTTGGAATAATAAGTCTTTATCATAGTCATTTGGATTATCTATTTTAGAAAATGAACTAATAGCACATTTGAGCCAAAATGTAGTCATTTTAGCCTCCTTTTCTTGTAAGATTTTCTTTTTTGACTTACTAAATAAAGTTGGCATTAATGATGTGTCGTCGTACTCATATATAGAAGAAAAACCGAAAAAGTCACAAATACATTGTTCGTATTCATCAATTTTCGCTCTGCTTTTGATTATTCCTATTTTTTTTAATGTTGGAACATCAAAGTTTTGCATTATATATGATAGCTTCTCAAATTTGTCCAATGAAGATGCTTCATCTATATTTATATCTTTGCAATATGCAGAAACTAATTGGCTTTCGGTTAAGTCTAATAGCTTCATTAAACGAATTGCTTGCATAAATTTTAATTCAGCTTTCCCTTCTAGGAATTTAGATAGCGTTTCTTTATGGATCCCTATTTCATCGGCAATAGATGATTCAATAATTTCATTCTCTTGAATAAATTTAGCAAGCATCTCCCTAAGCGAGACATCAATGGGGGCTTGGGAAGTGTTTATTTTACTTATATACATAATTCATCGACATTTTTATGCAAATATAGCTATTTTGAATAGAATAACTAATATTTCACTGACATTTTTGTCGATGAAATAAAATGAGATACTTTTTTCTATTTTATTTTTAATATAAAATGGTATGTTTAAGATAATGGTTTGAAGATGTTTATATTGGGACTCTACGAATTAAAATGCTTAATCTCCGACGCCGTAAAGTCGCCCTCATGTGAAGCGCCTCCACCTGTATAGCAACTATACTTTCCGTCCTGTGTAATCTCTTTGATCCGCATTTGCTTATTCGTCTTTATCTCTACGACCAATTCGCCTATACTAAATTCGGTCGGTTGAGCAGGCGATACGTTTTTCTTTGGATCGGTCGAGGAAAGATACTTTTCTTTGATTTCTCTAATGTCGTTCGTCATTCCCCAGATTTTGAAGAATAGAATGATTTGAAGTACGGCGAATAATACCGCGATAAGTCCGAAAAATGTTCCCATGATATTTTGTTTTAAGTTGTAAATAATATACTACCTCTATTTTAAGCTACCTATTAGATTCTTATTGGTATAAGATAAAACACTGTTATGACACGACAAATAAAGATAGTATCAAATATAAAATTAGTGCAAGAAAGAAAAGACCAAAGCAAATATATGAACCTTTTTCGCAGATTAGGAACAATCTTTTCCCATCGGGCATTGTGGGTCTCATCTTCCGATGATACTTTACAGATTCTCCTAGCTCTTTTGCGTAGTTCTCGAAATGAGTACGCTTTTCAAATACTACGCCGTACAAACTTACTCCACCTAATAGGAGTACAAGTACAAGCAATAGAACTGCCAACAGAAAGCAAATACGAATACAAATTGGGTCTGTTTGCTTCACGGGGTTCAAAGCCGCTAGGACTCCTAATAGCGTGGCGGCTATCATTAGAAGATGAGAAAGCCAGTCTTTTAATGATGTATTAACCGCATCAAGTTTATTTAAAACAGATTCGTAAACTTTTCCATAATAACAGAGTTCTTCATCTTCACTATTGAATTGCTCGTGTGGTTCTATTTTTGCTTCCATGATGTTTGTTTTTAGTGGTTGATGATGTTTGTTTATTGGGCGGGGATTATTAGTTATTTTTTATATAAACCGTTCCGTAGCACTTCTTTTCGCTTCCGCTTATTTTAAATACCACTTCCCGACTACCGCCGTTTTCTGTAATTTCCTTATGAATCTTTTCGTTACTGACTCCTCTAAAATCTTTGGGAATATACCCGACTAACTTATTATCGCCGTCTCTGTATATACCGACTGCAAATTCATCTTTAGGGTTGTTTGTTTCGGCTATCGCTTTGCCTTTGAATATACCGAAATCTTTAGGTGTAACTCCATGATAGTACATTCCTACCATTTCATAGTAAAAGTATCCGGATGGCGGGAATTCTATTTCTCCCGACGGTATTTCGGTCTTGGGTTGATTTTGGTTATTAGATGATTCTTTGGGATTTGTCATTGCAATTTTTATTGCTAACATTATAACGGCTGCTACTACTATGATTAATACTACTTCCATGATGTTTTGTTTTTAGTGGTTTATAATCCTTTCGCTGTGTACAAAGTTGGTTCGAATGTTGGTAATAGCGTCCGTGTTTCTATTGAGTCTAGTGCTATATCAAATTCATGTCCGTTAATTTCGAAATTTAACTCTTTAATATGAGTCCTTATTTCTGGTGAATTAAAGTTAGAGAATTTTGTTTTATATACATACCTTTTGTCTATCATTTCTCCGGTTGGTTTAAGTTTGCAAATCGATCTATTACTAAACTCCCAATCACCCATAAAAGAGCCTCTACCAAACTTAATAGGGTATGTAATTGAAACCCCGCAATATAGATCATACAGCGAGTCGCTATACATCTTTATCTCGTTTTTATTGATTACGTATTCAATATACTTGTATTTATAATCCTTATTTGACTCTGCTTTTAATACAAATCCGCTATCTGTTTTTGCAAAATAACACATAGGCTGTTTTAGCTTCGTGTAATTAAGGCTTTTAAAATTCTTATTATTTTTTTGATTGCAGCTTGCTAAAATAATTAGTATACCAAACAATATAAATAGTCGCTTCATGTTGTTTTGTTTTTAATGACTTATAATATATTCTTGATTGACAAAATATTCTCCACAATAAAAAGATGAATAATTTCCCGTTTTGGCAAATCTATATCGTCATAATCCGGATTCTCGCTACGAAGCAGGATTAAATTATCCGCATCTTTAGGATGCCTACGAACTCTTTTTATAAGCCTGTATTCATTCGTTATGATTAAATACACCTGTCCGTAGTTGAAATAATCCCAACTCTCAATCTTTCTAATTACTACCCTGTCGCCCGAAGCGATTAGCGGTAACATACTATCGCCCGTGGCGAATATAATCTTTGAATCCGAGTTTATCTCCGGTGCGTCTATACTTCCTATCACTTTTTCGTCTGTAAATTCTATATCTCTACCACTTAGCCCGCATGTTGCGTCTATGTCGTAGATTAGTGCTCCTTTTCGTTTTGTTTCGCTTATTGCAGATTCGGAAATCTCGATTGTTTTTTGTTCTCGCTCTGCATTTTTAATCATTTCGCCATTGCCAGTAACAAGCCATTCGATATTTAACTCTGGATATTTTGTATGTATCCTTAGTATTCTATCAGAGCCTAGTGTTTTTACATTGCTAAAATACCCTCTAGCCACACCTATATTCACCTCAAAAGCGGTTTGCCCTATTCCTAAATACTCCCTGAATAGTTTTATTCTGTCTACAATCTCCATGATTAATGAGTATAATAATTAATAAATGTTATTTCAATGAGAATAATAATTAGAAAATTTGCTTAATTAGTATACTCATTATATCTTTGTCGCATCAAAGTTAATCAATCAATCAAGAACTAACAAATAAAAGTATAGAATTATGAAAGCAGGAATGATCGGAGACGTAGAATTTAAAAAAACAGGAAGCGAAACAGTATGTTGTGTTAGCTTGATTAATACAACAGCCGGACAAAGATTCTTAGCGTGTACACTTTCTAGTAGCAAGACTTTCAAAACGTTCAAAGGCGCGGAGAAGTTTATGAACTCATTCGGTTATCAGAAGATTTAATATTAATCCGTAGCCCTTTGGGGCTACATAATAAATACGATTATGAAAGCAACTAGCACTTTAACCAGAAAGACAGCCTTAGAGATATTAATCGAAAGCCGTGATAAGAGCATCATTAATGCGTTAATTGCGAAAAAAGAAATAGCATTAGAAGAGGCTGTTAATAATGCAGAATGGTATGCAAGTCTCGGGCTTGACGGAATGGCAGATAATGAAGTAGCAAGGCAAGAAAAATTAATAAGAGATATAGAGCGATTGAAAGTAGCTATTTAATATTAATCCGTAGCCCTTTGGGGCTACATAACACGATACACGACAATGAGACGAAAAAGAAACGAATTAACTGCCCTTTTAAGGGGGATGCAGCCCGGGGAAACAATGACCTTCCCTCGTTCTAAAAGAAATTCGGTTAGACCGACCTGTACAAATCTAAAATATGACGAAGGTCTACTGTTTACGACGGAAACCGATAAAGATAATCTAATTGTTACACGATTGAATAATGAACAATGGGACGAACTAGAGTAACCGGAAAAGTTGAGCCAATAGTAAAGAGGTGGCTTAGTAAAGATGAAGCAAAATCCTATATAGGATGCTCGGATGATTTTTTGAGAACGTTACGGGAAAAAGCTCTCATTTCTTTTTCTCAATTTGGAAAAATGATCTGGTATGATTTATCGAGTATAGATAGATTCATACAGAGTAATAAGGTAATATAAAGCTAAACACCATGCTAACACTAAAACAAAGCCCCGCCGCTATTATCTTAATGCTTTCAGCGTGCAGCCTCGCAGAAGGCGAGCCGGAGCCGGGCAAATTAATCATCGCACTATTGATCGTATTTATCACGGTTGTCTATGTGCTAGTCTGTAACTATCTAAACGTGAAACGACATGGCGGCGAATCCTCAATGTATCGGTAATTGCCGAATTTGTACGGTTCTTGGCGCGTGTCCTTCTGATACTCTAGTTTGCGAAGATTGCGGCGAAGAGATCGAACCGGGCGAAGAGATAGAATTAGAGGTCGAAACGTACGAACGCGGCAGATATGGCACAAAGATAATAACGGTTTGCGCTCGCTGTTATGAGTCGCTTTATCAGGGTGAATCGGATAATTTTAATAATGACT